TAGCAGATCGCGTGGTGACATCTTTAGAACGTCGAATCAGTAAATTTGATGAAAAGATTTCTATACTACATCAAGAAATGTTGGAATTAAAACGCCAGCAGGAAGAACTCATTGAAATTCTTAAAGAGAAGTTGAAGAAATGATCAAACGACCTGACGTTGATGTTGACTTTGCTGACAGAGAACAACTGTTAAAGTTGATCCCTGGAGTCCCTGCCATGCAAATGGGCACCAACGGAGAAATGCAAAAGCACAAGACAGGAGTTTACTTTCATCCTGTGCCGGTTAATCCTTTCACTGGCTGGTGTGACATTGATTATCAGCAGGCTGAGCAAACAGGATTCTTCAAAGTTGACCTGCTGAACGTGGGCCTTTATCAGCAGGTCAAAAACAAGGAACATCTGGAGCAATTGGCTCAGCAAGAGCCCTTGTGGGATCTATTGGAGCAACCAGACTTTACCAGTTTGCTATTTCATGTAGGCAATCACAGCGACATTTTACGCACCATGAAGCCAACCTGCATTGAACAGTTGGCCGCTGTTCTGGCCATGATTAGACCGGCCAAACGTTACCTAGTAGGGCAGTCTTGGGATCGTGTCATGCGTGAAGTTTGGGTGAAGCCTGTTGGTGACGAATACTACTTCAAGAAGAGTCACGGAACAGCCTATGCAGTGGCCATAGTAGCACAGATGAACTTGATCTGTGAACAAATCAGTTACGGCTACAGTTAATCCAGTTTTCTAATTAGGCTAATTTGACGACGTTTTGTGCGTTTAGTAATGACATTGGTAAGGCTGGTCATTTGTCCGTAGACCACTTCAAAGTCTTTGGTAGAATATGTGTGTAGTGCGTAAGCAAAACGTCGCATGCTTTCTTTGAGCACAATGTTGATGGGCAACACACGATTTGACCCCCACCACCATTCCTCACCAGCCTCAATAAAGGCCAGTTTATCTGTTTCGTCTCGCAAATAGTTGTAGACATACATGGTCACTACATGTTGATCACTGTTTTGGATAATACCAACCAGTTCGCGATCGCTGTAGCGGACCAAGCACATAAACGGGAATTTTTCGAGGAATTCTTTTGCTTTGCTATCCATAATGCAAAGATATTTAGTATCTTAAATGACTCGGGTTTCGCGCTAAATAAACCATCATGGCAAATTTGAACTCAAGCATACCCACAGCAAACCTAAACTACGCTGGTTCCGGCAACGGTCCCAGCCTCACCAGACATGTAGCATCCTACACTGATCGTAGAGTTATTTGGTTCAAGGGTGTGGACAATCTACTTGACATCACAGTATCCGGAAGCGATCGCAGACCCGTGAGTCTACTCAACAGAGAACTGACCTTGACCATGTGGGACCGAATGACCGGCACTACAATTTTCCGACGTAGAGCAATGGCAACAGTGGCAGAAAATGGGCAAGCACGTTTAACTGTTTATGCTAGAGACCTAATGACCTTGCCCTCAGGCATTTACCAACTTGGTGCTACTTTTGTTGATGGCAACGGACTAGAAACAGCATTGACTTGGAATCGTGCTCAACAGGCTGTGTTTGACGTGGAAGTCAAAGACGCTGTGGTGCCTACCAACAGAACCACCATTGAAATTGATAACTGGACACTGGTTGACGAACGGTATGTGAGTTCCGCAGTAAACGGTCCAAGTTTCTATCGCAAAGACACCACCTTGTTCACTGTGGCATTGTATGCCAGCAACTACTCGGGCCGTGTCATTGTGCAAGGCACACTTGATGAAGTAGTAACAGGCTCAACTTTATGGGCTAATCTCAAACCACAGGACTACACCACTGCCAATCTGGATCTAGCAGGCTACACCGGCATTGATCCATACAACTACTATGGCGGTGTTCGTTGGCTAAGAACCCTTCGTGCTGATAGTCCAAGCAACGCTGGAACACTTGACAAAATCCTAATTAGAGTGTAATATACACTCTATGAGTCTGGTTGAAAACCTTTTAAAAGCGCACCTACCTCCTATGCGGTCAAATCCGCAGGGCTGGTTGACCATGAACTGCCCCATGTGTGTTCACAACGGGCAAGCAAGGCCTGATACTAGACATCGTGGTGGCTTTAAGTTCGAAGGCGATCGTGTAGGCTACCACTGTTTCAATTGCAACTACACCACAGGATGGCGCCCAGGTTCTAGACTAGGATTTAAACTCATCAAGTTGATGCGAACTTTAGGCATTGACGAAGGCGAGATACAACGAGTAAAAATACAACTCTGGGATCAAGTAGAAGAAGACATAAATCCAGAGCCAGCAGTATTCCAAGTAACTTGGCCCAGTATAGAGTTTCCGTGGCCAGTCACTGATGATATCTCAGACTCTGCACAGGCTTATCTTGCTCAACGACGTGTGTTGGGACTGGCCACATTTCTACAGACTACCACCAAGGTATTAGGCATGGAGAATCGTGTTATACTGCCTTATACCTATGGTGATACTGTAGTGGGCTATCAAGCAAGATGGATTGGCACACCACCAGATCGTAAAACACCCAAGATGATCAGTCACAGGCCTGCTGGCTATGTGTTTAACCTGGACTCACAAAATAGAAAAAGAAAATACACAGTGGTAGTTGAAGGTGAGTATGATGCACTCAGCATTGGTGGTGTTGCTGTAATGACCAACAGCATCAATCCTGAGCAGGCCAAAGTCATTGAAGACCTAGACACAGAACCAGTGGTTGTTGCCGACAGAGACTCTGCTGGTCGAGGACTTCTCGAACAAGCGGCCGCATTAGGCTGGAGTGCTAGTTTTCCAGACTGGCCCGAGGACATCAAAGATGCCAACGATGCTGTGCAACAATTTGGTAGAATCGCCACGTTACAAAGTATATTATCGGCAATTGAGTCTAACCCATTGAAGATTAAATTACTAGCAAGGCGGTGGTGTGTATAAAGTAAAGATAAATTGGAAACTGGATCAGGACACCGATGACTGGTGGAACATGGTATGTATTTGGATGATAGAAGAATTTGGTCTTCCAGGCGACAAGTATAAAACAGAACTAACAGAAGATTATATGATATTTGATTTTGAAGAAAAAGAAAATGCAATGATAGCCGCATTGCGGTGGGGAAATGAATATGGCGGATGATATCAAAGAATATGGATTTGAACTACAAAAACTGTTCTTGGAGTTTTTGGTCAGTAACAGAGACTTAGCGGCCAGATGCCAGAACATTCTTGATGCGGAACACTTTGACCGCAGATTGAGGTCAGCCGCAGAATTCTTAAAAACTTATTTGGTTGATCAAGGTAACATCCCAGACGTGGCACAAATTTCTGCTACTTGCGGCATTGAGTTGACCAACTTAGAAGATCGTGCCAATGAACATGCTTCATGGTTCTTGGAAGAGTTTGAAGGCTTTGCCAGGCACAAGGCTTTGGAAAAGGCCATCCTTAGTAGTGCTGACATGCTGGAAAAGCATCAGTATGGTTCAGTGGAAAAACTGATCAAGGATGCTGTGCAAATTGGTTTGCCTAAAACATTTGGCACAGACTATTTTGCAGATCCCAAAGGTCGACTAGAACGACTCAAAGACAGCAACGGACAAATCACCACAGGCTGGCGCACACTGGACGACAAACTCTATGGCGGATTCAATCGCGGTGAACTCAATATTTTTGCAGGTGCATCTGGTGCAGGTAAGAGTTTGTTCTTGCAGAATTTGGCTTTGAACTGGAGCCGCGCAGGACTCAACGTTGTTTATTTTAGTCTTGAGTTGGCCGAAGGCTTATGCGCTATGCGTATGGATGCCATGCTGACAGAAACTGCCACGAGAGAAGTGTTTAAGAAATTAGAAGATGTAGACTTAAAAGTCAAGATGGCAGGCAAAAAGTCTGGCGTGTTGCAGATTGTGCAATTGCCCAACGGTGTAACTGCCAATGACTTGCTGGCCTGGATCAAAGAATTTCAAACACAGCGTAAGATCAAAATTGATGCTATCCTAGTGGACTATCTGGACTTGATGATGCCAGCAGGGCAAAAGATTTCGGTAGCAGATCTGTTTATCAAGGACAAAATTGTATCTGAAGAACTGCGTAACATGGTGGTCAGTGAGCAACTGTTGTTGGCCACAGCATCACAGTTGAATCGTAGTGCTGTGGAAAGTGTGGAATTTGACCACTCAATGATTGCTGGCGGCTTGAGTAAGATTCAAACAGCAGACAACGTGTTTGGTATCTACTCTACTCCCACCATGCGCGAACGTTGCCGTGTGCAAATCCAGTTCATGAAAACTCGTAGTTCCAGTGCAGTGGGTCAAAAACTGGATTTAGAGTTTAATCCATCTACACTTAGGATTTCAGATCTTGCCGACGATGCTGAACCAACTACATCCAGTGCATCTGAGGTGTTTAACAAGATACGCAAGGGCACTACTGTGGTAGATTCTCAAACTGGAGAGATCAAAGAAAAGCCCCAAGCAGTTCCAGTGACTTCAAATATCAACAGAGACAAACTTAGGGCTATGGGTTTAACTCGAGATGCTTAAGGTTTGTTAATTTCTAAATTAGGATTGACATCAGCGGCTATGTCAGCATCATCATGTGCTGTGTTAAAATCAGCAATGTCCTTGCGTAAGCGAGAAATCAGTGCGTTGTCGCCGGCAATAATGTCTGCCATACTCATGAAAGCCACAGTGATCAATTTTGCTTCTCCTGTGGTTACAGGTGTGCCAGAGCGCATTTTGTTCAAAACCTGGACAAAGCGTCCTTGCATTTCGTCGCTGACCAAAGGTCTAAGAGCAATTTTCAAACGGTTGAGTTCTGTGGAATCAATTTCATGTTCAGGCTCACCGGTAAGAGGGTCATCTTTTTCGGTGATTTCTAAGTTAATTGCTGACAATCTATCAGCAAGTTCTCGAATCTGTTGTGCAGTTGGTGATAATTGCATTTTTATACAATCTCCTTATAGGGCTATTTACCATAAATAGACTCAACCATGCAGAAACAAACTCGTAGTATCTTAGATGAAATTACCACGCTTGTGCCACAGCGCGACAAGCACCTATTGGTCGAAAGTTTGGCCACACAGGCCATTGCCCGGGTAATCAATCTAGTAAAAATTATTGAAACTAGTTATCCAAAGCATCAGGCTGATGATCTAGTCCGTAGACTA